TGTCCCAGGTATCGCGGTTATGGCAATACATGCAACGCATCAGGCAGCCCTGAAAGAAAACAATGAAACGGATACCTGGGCCGTCAACGGTGCCACAGGATTCATATGAGTGGATGCGACCTTGAACGGACATATGCCCCCCTGACTCAGTGGTGCTTTCCGTGGAAATACAATCAGTTAAGTTGCTCATAAAGTTTCACTTAGTCCTAAATAGTGCAGATTCGTGGACATTATATGGACACTCCGTTAAGTGGGTTTAATGAGACTGCATCCTGCAAAAAGTCCGGTGCAAAGTGCGCATAAACCATGGTCTGTTGTACGGTGGAATGCCCTAAAATTCGCTGTAGTGTAATAATATTACCTCCATTCATCATAAAATGCGTGGCGAATGTGTGCCGCAGAACATGGACAGCCTGTCCGGCGGGTAGGTCTGGCTTCATAGTTCGCAGTGTGTTTCGCACCGTGTCGTAATTGGGCGTAAGCAGTTTCCCGGTACTACGTTTTTTCACCATTTTAACCAAGCCCTCTGACAGCGGTATTGTTCTGCGTCTACCATTCTTCGTTTTCATGAATGTCAGCATACAGTTGATAATGTGCTCAGCTTTAAGATCTGCAACTTCACTCCAGCGACCACCGGTGGCCAGACAAAGCAGCACAGCGTTGCGGTTGTCTCCTTCCAGCATATCGAGCAACTGCGTGATTTCTTCCGTGGAAAGAAACGCCATTTCTGGCTCAGCCTCTTTAAGCTTTTTCACGCCTCTGAAAGGATGCTCGCTGTGATATTCATTGGCATCAATCAGCTTGGTAAACATGCCGCTGAATATAGCCTGATGACGGTTTACACTGGCTGGTTTCAAGCCTTCATTCATCATCTTGACCCGATAATCCGTTATAGCTTTCTTGGTTATCTGGTCAGCTCTGGTCACCCCGATTTCAGCAAACTTAATCATGATTGCTGAAAGCCTGCCTTTTTCTATCAGACCACGGTTATGGTGTTTACCGTGGTATAGCCACCACAATTCCAGCAAATCAGTCAGTTTGCGGCGGTCTGCCGGTTTCTCTAACCATTCTTTATTATGGTAGTTAACCAGCACATGACGCTCATAAATCTGAGCCTCACCTTTCGTATTAAATTTACGCCGGATTCTTTTTCCCTCGGAACCCTGCGGCCTTACGTCCACTTCATATCGACCATCATCGAGCTTCTTAATTGACATAGCGAAGCCCTCCAATGGTTACTACTTTGTTCGGTACTGTCTTTTTGTGGCTATAACAGTCGGCCACTGTACAAAAATCACATATTTGTGCGGCGTATATGGTCAGCCAGTCTTTTGGTCTGAGTGGGATGAGGTTGGATTTTCTGGCCCAAAGTGTGCGAGTGCCGGCGCAATTTGGCCGGAAGCTGGGTCGGTTTCGTCAAACATGAACCAATCGCGATACTTGCGAAAACGCGGGTGTTTAAAGAACTTCATCCCCGCTTCCATAGACATTTTCGACTTGCCAGATTCATAGCCATGGTAAGTCACATAATTTAATCCAACTAATTCAGCGGCTTCCTTAACTTTTAGTCGTTCAGACTCACGGATCAGCTTTAGCTTTTCTGACTGTTCAGTTGACATAAAATATCAGATCTCTTATTTTATAAGCATTGAGATACCCGATAAGACATTAGATAGGTCTAAATGGTGTCAGATCGGAAAGGAAATAGGAGAATACCAAATGAATACGAAAGCTAAAACATCAGACCAGTGGAATGATGACGAACTTTTAGGGGAAAGCGGCGGTATCGTTAAGCGTAAACCTGTCAGTTTGTCTGAGAAACCGGGCAATCTTCTTTCAAAAGAAGGATTCGCTTTGTATGTAGGTAAAACTCCGGCGGCGATCGTAGCGATGGCAAAAGCTGGAAAACTCCCAGCTTTTTACATGGCAGATCCACTAAAGCCCGGAGGACATGCAGAGTTATGGATTAGCCGTAAAGAGTGGGACAAGTTTGCTGATCAGCTTGTTGAAGATGCACCGGCAGAATGGCACGGATGGAAAGACCGTATTAGTGCAAGTAAGCCTTGCCGTGGACGCGGCCGCGCAGCATAGAAGAGGCCAGTAATATGCAAAACCCAATCTCTTTAGCACCACTGCTCTGGAATCATCAAACCGCACGTCCCATGAATAATTCAATTACACATGGGAAAGGCCGCAAAGGAATCATTATCTGTTCACGCCGTTCTATGCGCACGGTAGCGGTAAAACGGTTTTTATCATGGGGGAGAAAATGACAGTAATCACTGCGGCCATTGTAATGAATCAGCCTGCCGGGCTTCGCGCTGCTGTTGGTGAGCGCCTTGCGCCAGCTCGCTGGCAAACCTCTTGTGATTTCTATAACAAGATGAGCGAACGTGAACGTCTGACCATCTGTTTTCATGCTCAATTAAGACAACGGCATTCAGTTATGAAATTGCAGGAAATGAACGATTGCGATCGTGAGCGTATTGTCTGTGCAATTGATGAGCTCCGGGCTGCTTTTGCAAAGTACCGTAGTTTCAGGATCACCAAGTCATGTTTTATCGGACGTTTAAATATTAGCGAACGTCGTACTTTATATTTTCATGCAGGATTAACGGAAGAAGAATTCAGCCAGCCATATTGGCGAATTGATGACGAAACATGCTCATGGCGAGAGGCTTTATTCCGGGCACTACGCGAACTATTTAGCCTGTTTGAAAATGCACCGACTGTATTAACGTCGGTTCGCCCCGAAACTTACCTCCACTAATTAGCCATTTTTAATTCTGCGCTTGATTGCGTAGGGAATCCCTTTGTCTGGAGACAGTGATGAGCATAACAGTTGGTCAGGAAATGAGAAATAAAGCAGACAGCGAAGCAACGAATTGGATGTTAAATCAGGCACGAAATCAGGCTAAGGCTGATGCAGCAATCACCTTTTCCTCGCATCTGGATTCGCTAATTAGTCACGCGATTCAAGAGCAATTAGACAGGGTTGAAATTCTTGAATTACTCGGACAAGAGTCCATCCGTTTTCACAACGAAGGTTTAGAAAATAAAGGGGTGATGTAATGCCAGATTTAATGGATTCCGTGCAGGAAAGAAATCTCGAAATTTTGACTCATCAGGTAGGTGCACATCGTATTCATAGCAATGGGGTATCGGCCTCAGTCTGTGAAGACTGCGGCCAGCCAATCCCTGCGGCACGTCGCGCAGCGTTTCCCGGTGTCGTGCGTTGTGTGCCATGCCAAGAAATCACCGAACAACAGAAAAAACATTTCAGGAGCTAAACATGATTCGAATTTCCGTAGGTGACAATTGGGTTGTGACGAGCGACTGCTACCAGTTCATTCTCAACAAAAAGAAAACTGTTCTTTCTGGTGATAAGAAAGGGCAGGGATATTTAGAAGTAGTTGGATATTACGCCAAAATTGAACAACTAATAAATGGTCTTATCCATTTTGAGATTCGTCTTTCCAACGTTAATGAAATAGCTGCTTTATCAAAGGTAATAAATCAAGTGGCAGAGTCATGCCAGAAATCTTTTTTACAAGCAGAAAAGAAATCTAATTAATGTCTCATTTCCATGGTACTCCAATATGGGGTGATGCTGGAGAGATTCACCGGATCGCAGTTTCTGGCTCCGGTGCATTTGTTTCATATGCTCGCCCAGACCAATTACAGCAGTCATTAACTATTGCTGATGCTGTTGCAATCGACAACGGGGCTTTCAGCGCATGGAAGCGTGGGCTTAAAATTAATTGGTGTGACTTTTACACGTGGTTAGCACCTCATTACTCAAATAAAAAAATGATTTTTTTTGTTATTCCCGATGTTGTTGAGGGTGGGGAGATTGATAACGATGTATTGATAAAACAACTGCCAACAGCTTTCCGAGATAAGGCAGCTCCAGTCTGGCACCTTCACGAGAGTTTTGAACGTTTAGTCTCACTATGCGAAGAGTGGCCACGTGTATGTTTTGGTTCCTCTGGGGAGTATGCGCAAATTCGAACACCCCGCTGGCACAAACGAATGTTAGATGCATTCGATATGATTTATCTCCGTAAGGGTTATACAACTAAAATACATGGGCTGAGAATGCTTGATGGCCGAGTGTTGGGTAACTACCCACTACATAGTGCTGATAGTACGAACCTCGCCTGTAATGTGCCTAAATACCTTAGTAAATATCCAGAGCTTACAAATAATGTTTTGGCTGCTGGATATGGAATGGAGCAAGTAAAGCGTCATCGTTGCGCAATTCTTAAAGGCGCTATTGAAGCAGTTTCGCCACCTACAATATCTGAGTGGTTAGAAAGACGACGTGCCACTCCAGTTCAGTTTGAACTTCTTAATGAGTGGTGCGGTTAATGCTCGATCATTTAGCCGCTGCGTTGGAAGATAAGGAATGGAGTTATTACTGGAACGCTCCCCGTCCTGCAATCTCAAAAGAAAGACCTCTTACCCGTGATGAATTCCATCAGGGGCAAGATGCCTTACGTAAAATCCACGCACTGCCATTTTTTCTTAGCGGCATTTTCTCGGGTCGATATGAATACCTGAAAGAAAGTAGCGGTTTACTGGCTGCTCATCGCTATCTCATCAACGTTTTTATGCCACGCATTTGGCCACGTATCGAAGTCGTACAGGCTAAATATGAGCTGATTTTAAATGGTCGAACTAACGAAATATTCACCGATGAAGCCGAGAGCTACCGCCAGCTAGCGGGTATGAATGATAAAGCGCTGAAACGTCTCGCTATGCAAATTTCATCCCGGCTGTTCACAGAATATGAAGAGCAGAGCGATCGGCTTCTTAGTAAGCACAACGGGGTTCAAGCCAAGTTATTCACGGATAGCGCACAGCAGAAAATTTATGGTGAGGTTGCCGGTGCTGCCCGCGTTTTTAATATCACTCCAATGCACTGGCAAAAATACTGTAAACGCAAACTGGATATGCGCTCAGCGTTCTCCAGCATCGCGCGATTGGTAAATGATGAGTGGTGGATTCGACAGTTAAAAGCGCAGCGCACTCAATGGCGCGAATCTCTCCTGATTGCTGTTGGCGAGGTTAGTCTGCAAAAGTCTGGCTATGCCAGCAAACAGGCTATCCGGGATGTTCGGGCGCGCCGTTTAGCAAACATGGAATATCTTAAATCCTGCGACTTAGAAAACATCGAAACTGGGGAACGTATAGATCTCATCGATAAGGTTATGGGGAGTATTTCTAACCCTGAAATCCGTCGTATGGAGTTGATGAGCACGATTGCAGGTATTGAAAAATATGCCTCAGAAGTTGGTCATGTCGGCATGTTCCTCACTATAACCACTCCCTCAAAATACCATCCAACACGCATGGTCGGTAAAAAGTCTGATCGCCGCGTTAATTTCAATCATAAGTGGGATGAAGAAGCGTTTTCACCAAAGGATGGCCAGCGCTATCTGGTGAAAATCTGGGGCAAGATGCGAACAGCATTCAAAGATAACGGCATCAAGGTATACGGAATGCGTGTAGTTGAGCCTCACCACGACGCTACACCTCACTGGCATATGATGCTGTTTTGCGACAAAGCCCACCGTCAGTCTGCCGTTGACATCATGCGCCGCTATGCACTCCAAGAAGATGGGGACGAACGGGGGGCACAAGCTCAGCGTTTTGAGTGTAAGCATTTAAATAAAGGCGGGGCGGCAGGCTATATCGCTAAATACATAGCCAAGAATATTGATGGTTATGCTCTGGACGGTGAGATAGACCATGAGACTGGCCGATCATTGTCAGAGACTGCCGCAGCCGTTACTGCATGGGCTTCTACGTGGCGTATACCGCAATTTAAATCTATCGGTGTACCAACAATGGGAGCCTATCGCGAGCTGCGCAGATTGCCGCGTGGGGTGAGTATCGCTAGCGAGTTTGACGAACTTGTCGAAGCTGCAAGAGCAGCGGCAGACGGTGGTGATTTCGCCGCATATATTTCTGCGCAGGGTGGGGCGAATGTCCCACGCGATGAGCAAACGGTAAGAACCGCCCGCCAAGTGATTGATGAGTTAAACGAGTACGACGAGGAGATCCAGAAAATCATCGGCGTTTATGCCCCTCATCTTGGCACTGACCTCATCCACGAAACACGCACAACAAAATGGCGCATTGTCGCCAAGGCTGTTGAAGTTGCCGTTCATCCTTTGAATTTAATAAGCGCCTCCGGCGCGCCTCGGAGTCCTGTCAATAACTGTGGGTTAGGTGGAAAGAAAGCCGCCGCAAATGGGCTAGATAGCCAGGCTGGTAGCGCCGCTACAGGGTTCATTTCTGCCAACCAAATGGTAATTGACTGGGCCGACACTGCGGCCATGAAGGCTATTGTAGCACGTATACGCGAGGAAACGCCGAGAGTCAGCAGTGCACAGAGCAGTTTCGATCCGACAAAAGGCCGTGATGTTGCCCCATCGGCAAGATTGACGGGAGAAGAACGGGCGCGATTGCCGGAAATCGAAAGCGAATTGATGAAACACAACATAACGGCTGAACGCTGGGAATTGGAAGCGCTGAGCCGTGGAGCGGAAATCAGCTTTGGTAATCTGGTTATGAGTTTTGAACCGATGCCGGATTGGGCTGAGTTTGAATGATGTGTATTAGTTCAGACTTGATCCGAGGTAAAATATCATCAAATCTGACAGTCTGGATTGAGCGAGAAACGGACGCTAATATTAACAACTATTCTATTCGCTAAATACATCATACCCATACAGATTGCCAAGCAATGCTCGAAAAGCATAGATTCTATGGGAGGAACAGATTGAAGGAAAAAACTATCCCCCCATATGATAGATTGCCTTTAATTTATTACTTAAGCTGAGTCATAGTGACAATTTTTTCATAGTTTTGCAAGTAGCTCCTCCAATTCCATCCTAGCCTTGCATGTGTCAACCATTAATAAAGGCTCTTCACCTAAAAGTTTTTCATCCCGAATAATAGACATGAAATCATATATTTCTTTAATATGGGACTGTGCTTTCGTTGATATTCTAAACTCTCTTCTTATAGCACCTTTGAAATCATAATTGGCACTCATAATATAGTTGCTACAATAAAATCTTATTCTATTTTCAGCGTCGTCATATTTCTGTTTGTCCTTCTCGTCACAAAGTTCTCTAAAAATCGAGAAAATCTTATTGCTTACATATTCTAAAAAAACAACACTACCAGCCTCCCCGTCTTTAAAGGGATGAGCAAAGATACTATTTCTGAGCTGCAAAACACCAGATAACTCTATTTTTTTTCGCAAACCACTTAAATAATAGTATCCATTTTTTAAATTATCATTATCTAATAACTTGGTTGCATGTTTTTTATCTTTTTTATTAAAAATATCACTGTCATTATCTAAGGCATCTATATCTACTAAAGCTTCATAAAGCTTTGCATATTGCATAATAACTTGATGCCCAAACGGTTCATTTGCAGCGATAAAGAAATTAGACTCTCCCTTACCCTTATTTAAATTAAATATTTTACTCTCATGTAAAAACACCATTGAACTATATGAAGAACCAATATTAATAAGAGAGTAATAGATATAGCTTAACGCCATATATCTATTGACATAAAATTGATAATCGCATTCGAATTTTTTATAACACTGTCTGAAAATCTTAGGCTTTGATTCATTAGTTTTGAATAAATCCTCAAAGGAGGATGCACTTTTTATAGCAAAGTTCCTTATTAAGAAACGCAATACGGATTCAACTTTATCATTTTCCATTGTATAACCTTAAAAGAAGGGCGTTCAAAAAAATATTTTTTGTTTAGCGGCTGTGTTAATACCTGTTCGCATGACGTGATTTATTCAACAGCATTATTGTAAGTGTTATTTTGAAAAGAGTCATTAACTTTTAAAATACTCCTGAAACAAAAAAATCCTTTTTAATGCTTCCAACCGTTCAATGTCCGCTCCTGGCACAGGCTGTGTGAAAACCCTGACCTGAAACTTAAGTGCGCGCATCTACGCAAAATCTGGAATTGCTAGACGGGTTTAGCTGAGCCAGATTTTCCGTATGAGCACAGTTTTCAGCCCTGTTTTTGGCAGTTGAAGCGACCAAGACAGTTTTCACACAGCCTGGGCACAGAGCTGCCTGTCAGATTCGCGTTGGCTCTGGGCCGTAGTTGTGTGAGGTCAAGCTGAGCTAATACAAATGATGTGTATCGAGCGCGTTCATATGGCTGAGCCATGCATGCATTATGCGCATGGTTTTGCATGCCACCTAAGGGACAAAAAACACCTGATCGCCCCTTTCGCCTCAGTTTGCGGCGATCTAGTCATGCATTAAAAACGGTGAGTGAAGTCAGAAGCGGGCAGGCGGGTAACATTGCGCGCGCCCGAGGCGCAGCGCGACGATAATAGCGCAGCCTACGGCGCGCAGAAGTGTTTTCTGATTCGAAATGGGCTTCGGTGTTTTTTCTACTTGCAGATGCGCACAGTATTGCTCTGGGATGCTTAAATAATATGAAATGACAGAATGCATACATAAGGATCAACCCGCTTCCTTGAAAGCAGCACAGCAGAAACTCCATTTTATTAAGATTCGGGACTTGGTGTTTGGAAAACTGTAAACTTCATGTTATTTAAGCGTACTCGTGATTTGAAAAAAGGATTATCTATGTATTTTTACAAGTACCAGAGTGTGAACACTCTTCAAATGACAATGCTTCGTCATGGAGAGGTTTTTTTTGCATCGCCAAAAGAGCTGAATGATATGCATGAATGCAGACCACAATTTATTTTCAGTGGCGATGCGGAAATCTGGTCTAGATTTATATATAAAATCCTTGTCATGGTATGTATTAACTTAAAATTACCCCCTGAATCTGACTTGGCAGAATCAATAATTTCAATGAAAACTGGAGTGTTATCATCTTTATTGAAAGGAAGGAAGTCCAAATCATTGGACTATAACACTTTATTAAAAAAACTTGATGATGCATTTAGAAAAAACATGCCACCTGCACTTAATGAAATTCAAGCCAGAGCAATATTTAGAGAGTTCAATAATTATATTGGAACGCAATTAGACGAAGAGCTAAATGAAAATAATTATATGTCTTCATTTTCAAGAAGTGCTACCAACTTAACGATGTGGGGGCACTATGGGAATGCAGAAAAAGGTTTTGTTATAATTTATGAGTCATCTGATGGGAATGTGAAGCTTGAGAGTGACGTAAAAGTATTTCACTCATTTGACAGCAATCCCGATGGTACATTTAGTTTTAATCGTAGTGTGAATACTGATTCAAAAATAATGAGCGTCGAATATAAAAATAAACCTGTTCGTGTAAATGGCTTCAGAAGGTTAATCTACTCCTTTATATACAGCTCGCAGGAATCAGATTACGACCACCCAGAAACTCTACGCTCCAGGGCAATAGTGATGGATGAGGCACATATAGGATGGGTAAAGTATTCAGATTGGAAATACGAAAAAGAGTTGCGATTACACCTTCCTGTATATGAAGAGCTCCCCGCACCAATAAGAAGCATAAGAATAAATGCACGGCACATTAAGGGGGTTATTTTTGGATCGAGGATGTCAGAAAAAGATAAGGAGAACATTGCTTCTTCCTGCTACTACCTTAAAAAAACACAACCTGATGCCGGAGAGCTATTTATATTTCAAGCAAACTCGATTCCAAATCAATATAAAATTAAGATTACTTCAATAGGCCGGGTGTGTGATATACATGCTCCTGGACTACCGTATGTTGAAAATTTCAGGAAAGAAAATCCCCATAGAGAAGAAGCCAATAGGATTGCTGATGCAATAAACTTGAGCTAAAACATCAGTATCACAACAAGTGCTTACCTAAGGGAGCCAAGCCACCGCTATATTTTAGATATAACGTCTAATTATACTCATAACTGACTTCCAGATTGCTTAGTACGGACAACAAATACAGCGAGCGATGAAAGATATTTACAGCCCCGAATCATGGGGCTTTGCTGCTTACTGTGGGGTAAGCTCGTAAGAAGTGAACTTGATCACCTCCTCCCCAAACCACGCATTTAACTCCTTAAACCTTTCCTGCAAGGGGGTCAATTCATTACGGACAAACACCTGCGATGCCTTCACTGAATCCCCGAACCCGCCGCTGTTCTCCGGAATAATCCCCATCATCTGCGGCGGCACACGGTGCGCGCACAGTAAATCGTTCTGGCTTGCTTTCTTGATATTGAAGAAATCGTCTTTCGTAGCGACTTCACTCAGCGGCAAAATCTTAATCCCGTCAGGTTTGCCGTTAGGTGCGTACATGAACAGATTGCGGAAATTGCCCAGGCCTTTTGTGTCGCGCATTGCTTTGCGCATGGAATCAATATCACTGCTGCTTTGTGCCGCGTCGGTCATGTACAGGATATATCCAGCGTGCGCACCGTTCTGGTAATACTTACGGCGGAACAGCGTGGCGGCCTCATTCAGCCAGGCTGAGTTCAGGGCGCTGAGATATTCCGGCAGGCCGTACAGTTCCTGATTAATATCCGGCTCAATCAGATGAAACACGCTACCTGCCTCAAACTGATGAGCATCCTTCCACTGCTGCACAAACCAGTAAGTATCCTGCTCTACGCCGCGCCGTGCATATTTGGCGGGCACGGTTTTCATCACCACGGTGTCGCCGAGCTGATTGCGGATCACTTCTAAAAACGCATTCCCGAACACTAGGTAATCCAGGGCAAACCGGCTGAATTCCTGCTGTGATAACAGCGGATGCGGGACAAAGGTCGATGCCAGAATATTACGTTTCACATACAGCGATGAACTGTGATGAACAGCAGCCCGCAATGTACGTGCCAGGCCGTCAAAGCTGACCGGCGGCTCATACCACTGGCCGTTACCAATACATTCGATGTAATCCAGAATTTCACGGCGGTCTAAAACCGGTGTCGGATCGCCAAAGCTGAACGCCTCCGCGCCGCCGGTCTGCGGTGCGGTTGCCGTGACAGTGGCTTGTGTCGCCTTGCGAAATTTGCGCTTACTCATAATTAATAAAACTCCAGGATGTTAGGGCTTTGGCCGCCGCTTGCGGCGGTCAGCGGTTCGTTGAGCAGCGCGTGCATGATTGCCCAGGCGACATCTGCGTGGCTGGCTTCCTCGCTGCGGCTGGCCTCGTAGGTGGAACGGCTGCCGCTGGCGGTCATGGTTTTGCGGATCGCCATGAATGACGACGTGATGTCTTTGTGGTTGGTGTCGTACTCCAGGCGTCCGGACGTGATGGTGTCTTTGGCTTTCAGCACCATTTTCGTTTTGGTTTCCGGGCTATACCTGATTTCCATCGCGGCGGGGAAGAACTGCCGGACAAGCTGGAAAACGCCCTGGCCGATGCCGGTGGCATCAATGCCGATATATTCCACGCAGTAGCGTTTTGTGAGTTCTTCAATACTTTTAGCCTGGGCAGCAAAATCCATACCTTTCCACTGGTGGCGTTCCAGCACGCGGAACTTGCCACCGTCCACCAGCGGCGGAGCCAGTACGGCGCAGCCTGCGCTGTCGCCGGTGTGCGACGGGTCGTAACCAATCCAGACAGCGCGATAGCCAAACGGACGCACGGCAAACGGGCTGAAATCCTGCCATTCCTCCGCGCTTTCCACCATGCAGCGTTGCAGCTCGGCGAACGGGAATACCGACGTCTGGTCGTCAACGAACTCACACATAAACAGGTTGCGGAAATCCTCCGCGCTGTTCTCCTGTTTCAGCGTGTCGATGTTGAACAGGTTGCAGCCACCGGCTAACGCATCCTCAATGGTGACGATTTGCCGCCACTGGCCATCCTCACAAAGCCGCCCTTTTGCCAGGGCGTGATGCCCGATATCCAGCTCAATCCGGTCGTTCGGGTTTTCCCGTCCCTTGTTAAACAGTTCGCCTGACCAGAACGGATAAGCGCCGTGCGTCAGCGCTGACGGCGTGGAGAAATAGGTGGTGCGCAGATGTTCCTGGGACGCCATGCCGCTGGCGACCTTGCGCAGCTTCTGGAAGTTGGGGATCCAAAAGATTTCGTCCACGTACAGGTCGCCGTTATGGCTTTGGGCGGTGTTGGAGTTGGTGCCTAAGAAAATCAGCTTCGCGCCGTTGTTGCCGATCACAATCGGGTCGCCGGTCAGTTCAACACCGGCGAGGCGTGCAAACTGAATGATGTACTCACGGAACACGTAAGCCTGTGTCTTACTGGCTGACAGAAAAATCTGGTTATGGCCGGTTGCCAGGGCGCGCAGCAGCGCTTCGCGGGCAAAGAAGAACGTCGCGCCGATTTGGCGGGATTTGAGGATGTCGCGGATCCGGTGTTTAAGCCCCGCGTCGTACCACACGCGCTGATACTGGAAGCACTGAGCCAGAAAAATACCCTCCAGTTTTTCCAGCGCCTCGTCGCTGAAATAGTTCTTAGTCGGCTTCTTACGCTCCCCTTTGTTCCGGTTGGCAACGTTTGGATTTAAATCCACCTCATTCCCGCTCTGACCGTAGCGGTTCACCCTTGCCAGGCGTTCCATTAACCGGCCTAACGCCTCCATCTCCTTGTAATCCGCATTCCCTTTAACGTCTTTGGTGGTGAGCTGAATCAGGCGCGCTTCCAGGCTGGACTCCACGCGGGCAATGGGCGCGACGTTGTCCCAGGCGTTGCGGGTTTTCCAGCTCTGCACCGTCGGTAACTTTTGGTTCAGCATCTCCGCAATCTGACGCACAGAAAACCCCTGCCAGTAAAGCAGTGCCGCCTGTCGCCGTGGGTCGCTGATGATGGTTGAGTTTGTCATTTTCATGACTGCCACGTTAACGGGCGGCCTGCTGATTTTCCTGCTGCCCACGTTGTGCCATGGAGCATCAACCCGCATCGGCTGGCGGTGTCAGGCGTGTGTCTGGAAACTGGGATTTCTCAGAAGCACACACCGACCGGAGTCCGACACATGGCAACAAAAGCAAAGCGCTTTCGTATCTGTACCGAAGGGGCAACAACCGACGGGCGAGAAATCACCCGCGACTGGATTGAACAGATGGCGGCGACCTATGACCCGAAGGTCTACGGCGCACGCATCAACATGGAGCACATCAAGGGGTATTTCCCTGACGGTGCATTTCGCATGTACGGCGATGTCACCGGCGTTTACGCCGAAGAAGTGGCGGACGGTGCCCTGAAAGGCAAGCTGGCACTGTATGCCGATATCGACCCGACGCCTGATTTAGTGTCGATGGTGAAAGCCCGCCAGAAGGTTTACACCTCCATCGAAGTGAATCCCTCGTTTTCCGACACCGGCAAAGCCTACCTGATCGGCCTGGCCGTGACCGACAGCCCCGCCAGCCTTGGCACCGAGTACCTGCAATTCAGCGCGAAGGCACAGCAAAACCCGCTGGCGAGCCGCAAACAAGATGCCGGAAACCTCTTTACCGCCGCCGAAGAAACGGCGTTCGAGTTTGTGGAAGAAGCACCGGCCGCCCCGTCGCTGTTCTCCCGCGTGAAACAACTGCTTTCCAGCAAATCCGCCTCGGATGATGCCCGTTTTAAAGACGTGCATGACGCCGTTGAGGTGGTGGTGGAGCACGTCGAAACCGGCCTGAAAGCCAGCGATGAAAAGCTGTCCGCGCTGCAAACCTCACTGACGGAACGCCTCAACACGTTGGAACAAACCGCGAAAGATGACCGCGAACAGTTCAGCACGCTCAAAGGCAAGCTGGAGAAATCCGCGCCGCAGAGCTACACGCAGCGCCCCGTTTCAAGCGGCGGCGGCAAGGGTGATGCAGCTAATTTCACCGACTGCTAAGCACAACTTTCGCGATTAACCCGTTAACCCATTTGGAAAAAACGCATGAAACAAACTACCCGCTTTCAATTTAACGCCTTCCTGTCCCGCATTGCCGAGCTGAACTCGGTGGACACCGGCGACCTGAATAAAAAATTCAGCGTAGAACCGTCGGTGACGCAGACGCTGATGACCCGCGTGCAGGAGTCTTCTGCCTTCCTGCAGATGATTAACATCATCCCCGTGGACGAAATGAAAGGTGAAAAGGTCGGCGTGGGCGTGTCCGGTTCCATTGCCAGCACGGCTGATACCAGCGGCACCGGTGAACGCCAGACGGCTGACTTCAACACACTGACCGCTGAGGGCTATGAGTGCCGTCAGACGAACTACGATTTCCATTTCCGTTACGCCACGCTTGATCTCTGGGCGCGCTATCAGGATTTCCAGGCGCGTTTACGTGACGCCATCGTGAAACGCCAGGCGCTGGATCGTATCACCATCGGCTTTAACGGCGTGAAGCGTGCGGCAACGTCAAACCGCGCGAAATACCCGCTGTTGCAGGACGTGAACGTGGGATGGCTGCAAAAGTACCGCGAGAATGCGCCGGAGCGCGTGATGAGCAAAATTCTCGGTGAGGATGATGCCGTGATTTCCGCGACCGTCCGCGTCGGTACCGGGGGTGACTTTGAGAACCTGGACGCGCTGGTGATGGATGCCACCAACAACATGGTTGACCCGATTTATCAGGACGATACCGGCCTGGTGGTGATCTGCGGTCGTCAGCTGCTGGCGGACAAATATTTCCCGCTGGTGAACAAGGTGCAGGAAAACACCGAAAGCCTGGCGGCAGATATGATTATCAGCCAGAAACGCATCGGTAACCTACCGGCGGTGCGTGTACCTGGCTTCCCCGCCAATGCCTTCATGATCACCCGCCTGGATAACCTGTCCATCTACTGGCAGGACGGCACGCACCGCCGTCACATTGAGGAAGTGCCAAAGCGTGACCGTATCGAAAACTACGAATCTATTAATGAGGATTTCGTGGTGGAAGATTACCGCGGCGGCTGCCTGGTCGAAAACATCCAGCTCGGCACCTTCAAAACCACCGCGCCTGAATCAGCGGAATAAAGGGGGACATCATGATTAGCCCTTGCCGTCGTCACATGTTGCGACAGTCCGCCATCATCGCCGCACAGCAGGCCGCCGGTCAGCTGACCCATGCCACCGGCTACGAACTGCAAATGCAAAAGCTGAATGCGGATAAACAAGCACTGCACAAGCTCCAGTCCTTCCAGGCGAAAGCGGAACTGAAACGCAAGCTGCTTCCTGAATACGCCCCGTGGGTGTCGGGCGTGCTCGCCGAAGGGAGCGGCGCACAGGATGCCATCCTGATGACCGTGATGATCTGGCGTATTGACGCCGGTGATATCGCCGGTGCGCTGAACATTGCCCGCTACGCCTTTAAGCACCGGCTCGCGATGCCGTTCGGCACCCGCACGGCGGGGTGTGCCTTCACGGAGGAAGTGATCGACCAGGCCGCCCGTGCCCGCGCTGCCGGTGAGCCGGTCAGCACTGAGCTGATGCTGGAGGTGCTGGAGCTGACTGACAGTGAGGATATGCCCGATAAAGTCCGTGCGCAGTTGCACAAGATTATCGGCTATCTCTACCGCGACGGCGGCAAGGACACGTTAGCCCTGGAGCGTCTGAAAAGTGCCCTCATTCTCGATGGCAAATCAGGCGTAAAAAAAGACATTGAGCGCCTGGAGTCTGCCATTAAAAAGGCATCCGGTCGCTAAAAAGCATGCGCCCCGCGCAGGGCGGCACGCCAGCCGAGACGGGTCTTTGACCGCGTTCAACGCTGGCGTCCACCGTCCACCTATTCAGAGGTCATTATGTCTCTTGTTGTACCTGCACCGAAACCGGACGCCGCGACGGAACCCGCGATTAGAAACACCCATTTCTGGCCTGATGTGGATCCGGTTGAGCTGCGCGACACGCTGCGCCTGGAGGGCACCGTCACCGCTAAACGGTTGAGAACTGCCGCAAAGTTTGCCATGACCGAAGTGAATGCCGAGCTGTTCAGCTTTCGTGATGCACAGATTGCCCTGGGCTTTACACGTCTGGCGGATGTTCCCGCCGATCAGATTGACGATGAAAGCGTGAAGGTCTGCGCCTATCAGCGGGCGGTGGCGTCTATCACGGCGGCCTTTCTGGCGGAGCGTTACCCGAATAATGACACCACGGACAAGGGCAGCAAAAAGGCCGAGATCGTGGAAAACACGGTTGATGATTTATGGCGGGACGGGCGCAACGCCATCAGCGACGTCGCCGGTGTATCTCACTGCATCATCGGGCTGCTCTGATGAAAGTCACTGCCGAACAGGGCGACACCGTGGATTCGCTCTGCTGGCGATATTACGGGCGTACCGAGTCGGTGATGGAACAGGTTTACGCGGCTAACGTTGGCTTAGCCGCACAGGGGGCAATTTTGCCCCATGGCTACGCGGTGGAACTGCCGGACATAAGCCTGCCCGCAGTCAGTGACACCGTCTCACTTTGGGACTGATGACCATGGAGCGCATCACCTCGTTTATCTGTTACTGCGTCGCAGCTTTTCTCGCCTGGCTCGGCGCAATGTCACCGCAAGATATTGCCTTTCTGGTCGGTGCAGGCGTCGGCGTCGCGACCTTCCTGGTGAACTGGTACTACCGCCGCAAAACGTACCGCCTGCTGAAAACCTTGGGCGTCAGGGGAGAAATCAATGCAGCCATCAATCGTTAGACGCTGCGCCGTCGCCGCTGTCCTGGCGATTGTTGCGCTGTTGCCGCAAACGCCGACGTTGAAAACCTCCGCCGCCGGTCTGGCACTGATTGCCGATTTTGAAGGCTGCCGCCTGTCCGCCTATCAGTGCAGCGCGGGCGTCTGGACAAATGGCATCGGGCACACCGCAGGCGTGAAGCCGCAGACCCAAATCAGTGAACAGCAGGCCGCCGTTAACCTGGTGGAAGACGTGATGCGGGTGGAGAAAGGCATTGCGCGCTGTATGCCGGTTGCCATGCCGCAGCCGGTGTATGACGCCTTGGTGTCCTTTGCGTTCAACGTCGGCGTGACGGCGGCGTGCAAGTCAACCCTGGCGTTTTTCATCAACAAAGGTCGATGGCGGGACGCCTGCGAGCAGTTGCCGCGCTGGGTGTTTGTGAACGGTGTCCGCGTCACCGGCCTGGAGCGCCGCCGCGCGAATGAGCTGGCCTACTGTCTGCGGGGTGTCTGATGCGCATTTTAATTTTGTTGCTACTGGCCGCCTGCGTACTGGCAGGGCTGCAAACCTGGCGGATTGGTGGCCTGCATGATGAAGCCGACCAGGCGCAGCGCATTATCGGCACGCTGTCCGCTGGTATTGAAAGCCGAGACAACGCCATTAACCGCCTGAACGATGATGCACTGAGGCGGGAACGCCAGGAACAAAGCCTGCGCACCCAGCTCGTACAGGCGGGTGAGCAGGCACGCGTCCGTGAAGTTCACATTCAAAGGTTACTCAATGAAAATCAGGAAATGCGCGACTGGTACGCTGCTCCTCTGCCTGACGGTATTGGCCGGATGCACGCCCGTCCCGCCTTTGCCAGCGCCGCAGATTATTTACGTTGGCTGTCCGGCGGTGACGAGCTGCCCGATACCGGCAAGCGCACCGGCCACTAACGGCGATTTAAGCAGTGACGTCAGAAACCTGGAGGCCGCGCTGACCGCCTGCGGCCTCCAGGTGGAAGCGGTCAAACAATGCCAGGAGGAACACCGTGTTAAAACCCGCCCAACTGCGAAAAGCCTTAACTGACGCGGTGCCGGTGCTGCAAACCAGCCCCGACACCCTGCGGATATTTGTGGATAACGGGGGTATCGTTTCCACGTTAGCCAGCTCGCTGTCGTTTGAATACCAGTATCAGACGGAGCTGCTTATCACCAACTTTGCCCAGGACTGTGATCTGATCATTGTCCCTATCCTGGCGTGGTTGCGTGAGAACCAGTCGGACATCATGGCTACACCGGAAAAGCAGCAGAGCGGCTTTAAATTTAAGGCCGATATGCTGGATGATGGTTCCTACGATATCGCGATTGATGTGCAGCTCACCGAGCGCGTGATCGTGAAACAGATTGATGCCGGTCTGTATGTGGAACATTTCCCTGAACCTCCGCTGCCTGAGCCGGTAGAAAGGCCGCGTGAACTGTATCTGCACGGCGAGTTAGTGAGTCAGTGGAATGAGTGAGCTGTCAGCGTTTGATACCCGCCTGGCGGGATTGATTGCCGCGCTGTCACCGCAAAGCCGGAAGGCGATGGCGGCGACCATTGCGAAGCATCTGCGCAAACATCAGCAGCAGCGCATTAAACAGCAGGTCACGCCGGAGGGGCAGCCGTTCACCCCGCGACGTCCGCAGCCTTTGCGGGCAAAGAAAGGCCGTATTAAGCGGGAGATGTTTGTACGATTGCGCACTGCTAAATATATGAAAGCCAAAGGCACCGCTGACGACGCGGTGGTGGAATTCACCGGACAGGTTCAGCGCATGGCAAAGGTGCATCAGTACGGGCTGCGGGATCGCCCGTCTGTCCGGGCAAAAGAAATGGCATACCCAGTGCGCCCGCTGCTAGGGCTGGACAGGGAAGATATGAAGATTGTGGAAGATGAATTGCTATTATGTATGAGCTCCAACTTGATCTGACACAAGTGCGGCACAGCGCCAAACCTCATCTGACTGGCTGCCCTGAGCTAAAAGCAGACAGTGAATTAGCTTGAGAATATTTGTGTAAAAATGTTTAATGAAAAAGATTCATTCACATTATAAATAACAACATGGAACTTACTATATGCAGCATATTGAAAATCTATTAAAACAGACCGAGCTAATTGAAAAATATGGCTTAGGAAACGCTCATTTACTATGGTCAATGGGACTTTATCTTGATGAGTCAGACTTTGATAAACTCGCTTCAGATGGATTAACGGACGGTGGGAATGATAAAAAGATAGACTTTGTAATAGTATCTAATGGGACGTTATTTATTGCACAGGGATATCATTCTATGCAAGAAAATATAAAAATAGCTGCCCCAGCAAATAAAGCTTCCGATCTAAATGTAGCACTTGCTTGGATAATGTCAGGTCAAGGGGATTCACCAAATGAAAAGCTAAGATCTAAAATACATGAAATAAGGCAACTTATAGATGACGGTGAGATTGAGGCTATTGAATTACTATATATCCATAATTGTGCGGAATCTCAGCAGGTAAAAGTTGAGCTTGAAACTTGTAAGAGTTACTTGGAAGGTAGATTTAAAGAAAAAGAAGTTGAAGTATCCTATAAGGAACTAGGAATATCAAGTTTAGAAAAACTTTATATAGCATTATCTCAACAAATAGTAGTAAAAGATAATGTTGCGTTTGATGGGGATTTGATTGACTCTATCCAAGGTGATGGGTGGACTTCGCATGTTGGCTTTGCTAACGGTGCTTGGCTTAATGAATTATTCCGTAAACACGGAGCTGAATTATTCTCAGCTAATTATCGTGGGTTCATGGGGTTAAGTAAAAGAAGGAAAATAAATTCAGCCATCAGAAGTACAGCCGAAACAAACCCAAAAGATTTTTTTGTTTTCAATAATGGTGTATCTATTCTTACGACAAAATTTATTAAAGATGGTAATATATTGGAAGGGATCTCTATAATTAATGGCGCCCAAACAACCGGTTCAATAGGCTCAGTGCAGGACTTTAAAAAACTTGATGGGCTTAAGGTTTTGTGTAAAGTTATTGAATGTGTTGACTCCGATAAAGTAAAAAAAATAGTTCAGTATAATAACACCCAAAACCATATAACAACTTGGGACCATTACTCTAATAGTGCTGAGCAGAAATTGGTTGAGGAAGAATTCAAAACCTTTGGCTATGTATACTCCTTAAAGCGAGGGTTTGAAAATACAGGTTCATACTTTGGGATAGAGTCTGTCGCCCAACCGCTAATTGCACTTCATGGTGATTACGCAAGTGCTAATAGAGGCAAGAACTATGTTTTTGACACAAAGGCGGCATATGACAATGCTTTCCATGAATCTAAGGCACAGCATATTTTATTAGCATATACAATATCAAAAGCAATTGAAAAAGTTAAATTAAACTTCAAAACAAAAATAAATAAAATTTCTTCGGATGAAGATGCTTTACTATTTCTCCAAAATCTGAAATCTAGATTTTTTTTAATTTCTGTTATTGGAGAAATTCTGGATGAGCTTACTGGAAAACCTCTTGACAAGAAGTTCGTAAAGTATAATTACAATTCGAGCCTACAAAAAAACTTAAATTTAGATAATTTAATTGATGTATGGGTGCCTGTGATTACTGCAATTCTTCCATATGTTATCCGTCAAACAGGACAAGACCTCACAACTTTCTTAACAAAAACAGAGAATCCATTGCAACATGTCGCAGTAGAAGTTAAAAGTTTAATTAATACTGTAAAAGGTTTTCAACCGATACCTGCACTCGACATATTATCTAAATATATTGAGTGATTGATATAATAGTATGTAATTAATTTTTAAGAGTAAATTAGTGTTTGAAAGAAAATAGCCGGGATTTTATCCTGGCTATTAAATTACCCCCCATATATAGAGAGGTCTAAACTTAAGATTCGTTAGGTATTTAATGTTTCGAAAAACTCCTGTGGCGTTCCTAATTAATAAACCCTGATATCAGTCACGACCTCATAGTTTTCATGGTTACTAATGTCCGCTTTTTGCTCAAACCAGTCTGTGAGATTTGATGATTTTCTACCTACGAAATGTGTCAGCTCAAGTTTGAGCTAATACTCCTCAGTCAGTGCTCTCCACGTTGTGCCACCAGCCATCAACCTACCTCAAATTGTATGCCACCTGACTGGGCGGCATTCTTTTACCCATGAATACATCCATCCCAAGCAACGACATTCCGCGCCTGCTGCGCAATCTGATCCGCATTGGCACTGTTGCCGAAGTGGATTTGAATGCGGGCACCTGTCGCGTCAACACCGGCGGTAACGTCACCGACTGGCTGCACTGGCTGACCTCCCGCGCAGGGCGCTCGCGTTCCTGGTGGGCACCCTCTGCCGGTGAGCAGGTTTTGCTGTTCTGCCTGGGCGGCGAGCTGGATACCGCCTTTGTGATGCCCGGCGTTTTCTCTGATGAATTCCCTGCACCGTCAGCGTCAGCCGATGCCGTACACATCACTTTCCCTGACGGCGCGGTAATTGAGTACGAACCGAAAACCGGCGCGCTGCTGGCGACCGGCGTCAAATCTGCCACGGTAAACGCCTCGGACAAGGTGACGGTGACTGCGCCGGATATCACCTGCACCGCATCAACCCGTATCACGCTCGACACGCCGGAAGTGGTCTGCACCCAGAAGCTCACCACGGGCAGCCTGGAGGTGAAACAGGGCGGCACCCTAACCGGCAACCTCACCCATTCCGGCGGCAGCCTCACGTCAAACG